GAACCTACTAAGCGGTTACGTCTAGCTTGACGATTGCTGCTTCAAAAGGAACAGTGATCGCTGCGAAACCGTATAGCGACAAGGTGTCGGTAAGGGTCGAAACGTCAGAGTCGCTTAGGCGAGTACCTGAACCGTTGGCTTCTAGAACCTGAAGAGCCTTGCTGTTTGCAAGGTAAGCAAGTCCGGTGCCTAGGGTTGGGTCAACAACTACTGGGATTCCCCAGATTGAACCGGTTAGGTCGTTGTTGGCGGTTGCAAAGGTGTTCTGACCGTCACGGTTTACGTTCACGATTGGGCGACCAGCAGAGTCGGCAATCTTCATGAAGTACTTGTATGAGTCAGGTGAGCACAGGATGAACTCGGCGTTTAGACCAGAGTTAGCCTTGATGTATTTGACACCGTCGATTAGACCTTCGATAACCGAAGCAGCAGTTCCACCGTCTAGGTCCATGACCTTGCCAGTGAAGTCTAGTGCAGCAATCTTTGCCTTAGCAGCAGTGTTGGTTGCGTTAGCGTATGCAACAGCAAGAGCGTCAAATACGATACCGGTGTAGTCAACCGAGCCACGAAGGATGGCCTGCTTTGAAACCTGGGTGTAACCACCGTAGGTCTTTACAGCAGTCGAAACGCTGTCGATGGTTAGGTTACCGAACGATAGAGCCTCGTTTTCTGGGTCCTGCTCGCCAACTGCAAGGGTGTTTGCAGTGATTGCAGCGTACTCAACGGTCATACCCTGTGCAGGTAGAACAGCCTTTGACCAAACGTTCCAAGAAGGACGGTTTGATTCGATTAGCTTGTTGATGTAACCAATGTAACCAGGTGCGGCGTAGGTGTCAGCCGAGGTCGAAGCGGTACGAGCAAGTTCAACTGCTGCAGCCTCTCCCTTGACGAAGCCCTGAACGTACTCGCCAAATGAGCGGTAGTTCATGTATTCAGGTGCCTGTGGGGCAACTGGTGCGACGCTTGACTCAACTACACGACGAAGTTCTGCAACTTCATCCTGAACCGAGCGAACGTCTAGTTCGATGTTGTTTTCCAACTCGGACTCACTTTCGTTTAGATTTTCAGGTTCGGAAGGGGTTTCTTCACGAACTTCGGTGATACTTGCACCTGCGTATGCAGGGAAAGGCACGACCGAGACTTCCTTTAGGGAAACCTTGGTGCGTGTAATCGTTGAGCCATCCTTTTCTTGCGAAACAGGAACAAAGCCCACCGAGAACTTGTTTAGTGCGCCATCACGCATAAGCGTTAGCACATCGTTGCCAAGACTGGTTTCAGACACCTTTGCAGTGATCTCAAAACCACCGTCAACGTCACGACCATCAACAACAACACCGATTGGTGTTTCGTGGCCGTAGAACAACTTGACATCCTCAACGCTGTCAATAGCGCCGGGTGCGAAGCGTTCAATGTACATTCCGCCGATGTTGGCGTCTTGACCGTAAGGAACAGCGATACCGGTGATGGTGCGCTCCTCGAGGTTGTCAAGGCGTAACTCTAGGGAACGAGTTTCAATTTCAGACATTCAGACCTTCTTTTTGCGCTGCAAACTCAGGGGTAATGATTCCTGCAGCAATAGCGTCCTCCCACATCTTTAGGCGGTCAGACTTGGACAATACGAGGTCCTCCCACTGGAACTCAACACGAGAACCACGAGGAAGGCAGTTGGAGAGAGCGTCCTGAATCGGGCGAGTGTATGCCTGTACCGTTTCACGGAAAAAGGCGCTTTCCTCGTCGACTAGGTTGCTGTAAGTGTCGCTGGTGCCATCAACACCCGTCACAAGCTTGCGTGGTGGGATACCAAACAGACGAGCGATACCCTGAACAGATTGTGACGAAACCTCAGTGAAAAGGGCTTCAGAAGGCTTGAGAGCGATTTGCTGATACTCAAACCCTGAACCAAGAACAGCAATCTGGCGTGTGGCCTGCTTGGTGTTCCAAGTGTTCGTGATGGTTTGTGCGTCGTCAGGCGAGATTTCCTTACCAGTCTTTAGCACACCGGTAGGCACACCACCAGCGGAGAACCAGTTAGCCTGGTAGTCACGCAGATCAAGTGCGCCAACAATGTCAGCCGAGCAGGTGTCAATCGGGCTAGGGCCTTTGAGCCAGCCAGCACGTGGAAAGAGCTGTAAGTGTTCAATCTCTCGAGCAGAGTAAACCTTGTTCAAGTAGATGAACTTCTTAGGCGAGTTCAGTGCGTCGCCATCGACTTCGACGGTGATTTGGTTGCTAGGTATCTGGGTGACGTCGTTTACACGGCCAGCGGAGTCGTAGGACTTGTACCAGAAGGCGTTTCCATAGAGGGCTAGGTCAACGGTTGTTGAGTAGATGAAGTCGTGGCGTTTGACGTACAGCGAAGGGTTGTTGACGAATGTTGGGTTCTCAACAATCATCTCCATGCCAGTAGCGAAGCGTTTGGTCTGCAAACCAAGGTTCGAAGTGGTGGTGGCAAGTATCTGCACGCTGCGCCAGACCGCTGTGAGCGTTAGAGCGTTTTCGGGTGTGGCGATAGTCGAGGAGCGTGAGGGAATGACAGGCGTTACCGCCCGGTTCTCGGTGTTACTAAAAATGCGTTGCCAGATACTTGCCATCGGTAAATAGCATAGTGCTACAACTTGACATAATAACTATTATTCGGCGTGTCTAAATTTCCCAGATACCGGCTTTTCGATTGCTTTCAATAACAAATTGACTTCCAGTGCATTCAGGACATACAGCTTTACCACTGGAACTCTCGAGCCACAAAGTTGAGTGTGGCTTATTTAATTTCCATTCATGGCCACCAAAATCTTTTTTGCACACCACGCAGGGTCCCCATCCATAACCAAATACTTTTGCAAACAACCTGTTTAGATTTCTAAACTTCATTTCCTTTTCCTTTCGTTGCATTTCTAAAATACACCAATTCCCGACGGTCTATCAAGCGACGCAACATAAAGCGCCAAGACAGTGGCGATAACACTATCGATTTCACCCAACGAATCACGTCTAGACAAATACCAGTTTTCACCAACATACCTGGCAACACCTCTAGGCATTTGAGCAACCAACAACTGATCAGTTTGATTCCATTCGACCTGCTCCTGAGTGAACAACTGGAACGCTGTAGAACAAGCTGCAGCGACCTCTTTCGACCACAGTTGCCACATCGGATACTTGCCATCCTTCAAACGCTTCTGCAAGTTAGGCAAACGAGAACCATCAAGAACAATGGCTGTGGCCTTCGTGCGCCTGTAAAGGTCAACAAGGGTTTCGAACAATTTGGTTTCGCTAGGGTTCTTTAGGCTCATGACAATTTCCGTCTGCAACTTGCCATCAACCTTCTTAGCCGCCGCAATCGTCGCATAATCCAACTTGGTCGTCACATCTAGCGACAACACACAGCCCGTAATGTCCGTAATGCCGGTGCCTGCCGCCTTCAAGAACACCGGTGTCGGCAACCAAGACTCACTCACACCAGAGATGAACTGGTTTAGGCGATAACGTCGAGCTTCATGTTCAGGAATGGTCGCCAAGTCGCTCAATACTCGGTCAAGAGGAATACGGCCACATTCGACAGCAGGGTTGCTGGCGAGGATGGCTTCTGCGTCGATGGCAGAGCCTTCTGGTGCTTCCCAACAAAAGAACCCAAAGCGTTCCAAAGCAGGGTCGCCATTAGCGGAGCGTTCGCCTTGTTTGTAAAGGTCGATAAGCGTTTCCGAAGTGGAGTCGCCAGCAGTGGTAATGCCGAAAATGATTCCTTCATCACCGTTCAACTGGTGCGCCGCTGTTGTTCCTTGCACCACGGCCGTCCACATTCCTCGCTTCCATAAATGAAGCTCATCCCCAAGAACCGTATCCAGCCTCAGACCTTGCAAGGCCGATTCCTTTGCAGGTCGAACGTCGTACCTGGATAAACCATCGGCTGAGACAATTCCCCTGCGTTCCGTAGTCTTTTTGAACCGAGCCTTCAGTTTTGGGTTAGCCATGATGGTGTGCAGGACTCGGGTGTAAATAATCATCGCCTGCTCGCTCGAGGACGCCAAAGACAGGGTTTGACCGGTACGCATGGCAACGCCCCAGAGTCCAAGCATGGCCGTTAGTAATGACTTCCCCGACTGGCGTGGCAAACTGGTCACAATGGCTCTGAACCTTAGTTTCCCAGCAAGGTTTGGATCGTGCCAATCATCTGGATAACGCTCGAGCATGTGCCTAAGTAGCCATTCTTGCCACTCGTCAAGTTTGAGTCCGTTTGGGTTGTCCATGTCTTTGTAGGCAAGGGCAACGACCTTCAGTAACTTATCGGCGTCAGTTTTGAAGTCTGGGGTAAGTGGCTTAGTCCAGCGAGCAGGGAACAGCATTAGCGAGTGAGCAACGTCTCTAACTCGTCCGGTTCGGACTCACGATTAGCCAGCATGGTTTTCAGTTCGTTCAAAGTCTTGCGAAGTTCACCAGCGGTCGAAGTTTCACCCTTGTCGTCATAACGCAAAGCCAAAGCAAGTGCCAGGTCTGCATGAACCTGAGACTCCACATCAAGCTGCAACGTTTCAATCCAAGCCTTAGTTGTCTTGTAAATCATTGGTATTCCTTTCAGTCCAACCTTAGTCAAACTTTCGGTTTATTGTGAAAAAATGCGAGTCCATGCGGGCGATGAAAAGCGACTGTCAGAAAAAATCTCTGACAGTTTTGTTATCTGTTTAGTAGTTGTTTGATGATGTCGGGCAGGTCTTGCGCCTGTTCCTTGAGCCACTTGGTTATTAGGTTGGCTCTGTATTGCAGCTCACGATTGAGTTGCCATCGGTAGTAGCGTCTGCGTGGTTGTCTGTGCTTACTCATGCGAACCACCTAGGGTTGCGCCAGTCCACTCGCACCATTGTCTTGTCTTGCTTCTTGCTGTTACATGATCTGCACATGCTTTGCAGGTTGTCGATTGAGTGGTCTGGTATACCACCAGTAAGTGATGGTGGGTTGATGTGGTCGATTGTCCAGTCGTTACCCTCAAGCTCTTTGTGGCAGGTTATGCACCGGGCTTCGAGAATTGTCTTGGCATAGGCTCTTGCGTCTCGCCATGCTTTGCTATCGTGCCAGTCGCTCATTAGTAGTGGCACCGCCATTCCTGTCCCTCGTAGTGGTTATTGTCTGCACACTTCTGGTCGCATTCGCTTGAGCAGATGTCCATTGGCAGGGTGTTGCCACAGCCACAGTCGCAGGTGTCGGTTGGTGGCCCGATGATTGCAGCCAAGATTAGCCCGATAGCGTAAAGGCTCCCTAAGACCGCTAGACCGATGATGGCGACAGAGATTAGTAATTCACCCATCAGCTCTTTGTCCAGTCTAGAATGGCTTGCAGGATGTCGTATGGCTGTTTCTCTGCGTCTAGTCCGTCTCTGATGATTGCTTGGACGTCTAGTCGTGCTTTGGTGTTTTCGATGTTGATTAGGCCTGATAGTGCGCTGGCTAGTTCTTGTGCTTGGTGGTCGAGTTTTGGCATTAGTCGTTGCTCCTGGTTATTTGTTGGCATTCGGTGATTGGGATTTCTAGGAATAGTTCGTTTTGGCTGTAAGTAGTGTGTTTGCGGACTACTCTGGCTTCACGTAAGGCTGATGGTGGGACGATTAGGTATGCGCTCCAGTCTGCGTTGCAGGTGATGTGCATGTGGTGGTCGTTGTGCCATCTGGCTTTGCGGTGGCTGATGTGTAGTGATCTGTATTGAAATGTGCCGGTGTTCCAGTTGTTCTTGACTTCGACTTCGACAGTCCAAGTGTTGCCGTTTCGTGAGCTTGTGGCTATTAGGTCTGGGCCATAGTCGTCGGGGTTTACGTGGACGTCTAGCCAGCCCTCTTTTTCTAGTTCGTGGATGATGACGTGTTTGGCTAGGTCGTGGACTGTGTACCGGTGTGAATCGAACTCTGGGTGATTGCTAGTCATTTGATGGTTCCGTCCAGTCTGTCCAGGTGAATGTCGATTGGACCATTCTCGGAGTAGATAACTTTCCAGTCGTCGCCTAGCATGCTGTCTCGCAGCACTCCGAGTTCTTTGAGTAGCTTGTATAGGCGTTGGCGTTCGGCTGTTACAGCCATTTCTAGTATTCCGATGTGTGGCATTAGTATTTGATTCCTTTCAGTAGTTGTTTTAGTGCTAGTTCTGCTTGTTGCGGTACTACTCCGTTACCGCATGCTTTTAGTTCCTCATTGCGTGTCAAACCACAGTCTGTTATCCAACCGTTAGGTAATCCCATCATCCATTCGGTGAACTTAGCTGATAGTCGATGATTACCATCTTTGCCATCTTGGTTGGTTGGTGCTGGTGCTGGTCTGTTTATGACTGCTTCCCATCGGCAAATGGATGATTCAAATCTTCCCCAATTATTTACCAATTGAGGTGCATGATTAGATAACATAACCTGATGGCCGGAAGCAATTCTGTGCTCTGGTGTGCTTGTCATTCCCTTCAGTCCATCACCAGTTTGAGGTGTAGGAAGATAGTGAATAACTTCTTCTCTCAAATTTCTATATCCCCCAGGTGAGCGTTTTTTCAATTCTGCAATTTGTTCCTGAGTTTTTATTTCACGATGTTCCATAGTGTTATGAGTCGGCAATAAATCATTGCGGTTGACTATCTGTGCAAGAGTTACTGAATGCAATGAGCCTTCAGTTTGTTGTGTGCTTGCAAGGTTTGCGGTGTATTGATCGCTAACTGTTGGGGTAGGCAATGATGAATATTCTGAAGCGGTTGTGAGGTGCACCTGCATCGGCTGCTCGAATGCCTGTCCATTTTGCGTCATACCCGATGTCGGCCAAGTCGCCGAGAACAGCGCCGAGTGCTCGCAAAGAAGGCTCTGTTGATCCGTCTCCCACACACCACGTGCAGGGTTCCATGTCGCTATGAGCTGTTGCACTAAGTAATCCTCGAACATTTTCTATGACCACCAATCTTGGTTTTATGGTTTCTATTGCTCTTGCAAACTCTGACCAGAGTCCGCTTCTTGTTCCGTCTTTGAGTCCTGCACGTTTTCCTGCAAGTGATAGGTCTTGGCAGGGGAATCCGCCGGTAAGTATGTCGACTTGTTCAACTTGGCTGAAGTCGACTTTGGTTACGTCTCGATAGTTTGGGATACCTGGAAAGTTTTTTTCTAAAATTTTGGATGGTGCGTCATCCCATTCACAGTGCCAAGCTACTTCTGCACCTGTTACAGCGGTTACTGCTAGGTCTAAACCACCGTAGCCGCTGAATAGTGATCCGATTTTCATTTAGAGTGCTTTTACTTTGTATTCGGTGTGTGGGCCGATTGTTGGGAAGTTGACTAGTTTTTTGACTTCTTTGAGTTCAAGGATTGCGATTGTCCAAGCGCTTTTGATGTCATCGGTTTTTGCGCTGTTGACTCGTTCCCAAAGTAGTTCGATTTGGGTGTCGATTACTAGGTTTAAGCGTTTGCGTTCGGCTAGTGTTGCGTCGTGTTTTACTTGTCCTGCTGATTTCATTAGGCTTTTTTCCTTCCATTTGGTAGCCAGTGTGTTGCGGTGTTGTCGATGTCGGCTAGTAGTCGGTCAACTCTTAGTAGCGATAGACCGGTAACTGTTTGGATCAGTGAGAAGCATCCGCTTGCTTGTTGCTGGTGTTTGAACCAGTTTGTTGACAAGTATTCGGCTTTGTCTCGTTCTTCGATGTGGTAGTTGTAGTTGCGGATTTCGTCTTTGACGAGCTGCAAAGTGGTTTCGGTTAGGTGTTTAGTTGCCATTAGGGTTCCTTTTGCCGAGTGCGGCCTTGAGTGCAATGAACCAGATGGAAATGGTTAACTGGAATAGTTCTCCCAGTGTCCAAACTGCATAATCTGGGTCTTCTTGACCACCGATGTAAAGATTGACGCTGGTTGAGTATTGTGTTTTACCGCTTGGGTAATGTTCCTGCAATGCTTTGTAGGCAGTAATTTCAAATTTTGGCCCACCAAATGGTGCAGTGATAAATGATTCTGGCTTGTTCATGTCCATTAGAGTTCCATCGCTTTCTTGAACATCCAGAGCAGGGTTCCGAAGAGTGCCAGGGTGGTGATTGCTGATAGGAGTACGTTGCTGAATAGCACGTTGACGATTAGGGCGAATAGGTTGATGATGATTAGCCCGATGATGACTTTGAGTAAAGTTTTCATGTTTTCCTTTGATCCGTTGCGTGGATTACTTTTTCTTGCTGTTGCGAATTCGTTTACGCCATGCTGCCTTGCTCTTGTGAGTTGGCCAGATGATTCCGGTGAAACGGTGGGTAACTTTTTTCATTTTCTTTCCTTTGATTGTTTGCGGTTTGTTGTTGCTTGTCTAGTTTCGTTGCGTTGAAACTCGATGTCAACCAGTTTATAACGTTTCTTTACCATTTCGTTATAAATCGTAAATTACGGTTATTCGCACTCCGGGTGGTGTGTGGTCTGCGTAGCGTTTGCATGCGTTCATGTCGGTGACGATTGAGTCGTCGGTGAGTAGCTGCACGTATCTGGGTAGTGAGATTGCGTCAAGGACTGAACGACAGAGCTTGTCTAGGTCTGGTTTGGTCGTTGGGCGTGGTCTACGGCTCTTAGGAACACTTTTAGGTCTTGGCAGGGTAAATACCAGTTCGACCCTTACCGAGCCCTCTATGAGCCTTACAGCAGTTTGTTGACTAACTTGGTCTGCTATCGCTTGTCTCCAAGAATTGAGTTTTGGGTTGGCTGAAATTATGCGGCCATTACCGACATGACGAAAGGAGCCCTGCGGAACAGGACTCCCCTCAACGTCGATAACCAAGATGGCCATTTAGAACGGTTGGTCCATTAGGTCTTGGTTTTGTGTAGTTCCGTACTTGCGTGCGTCATCGAGGTCGATACCGGCGGTTTCTGGTGCGTTGGTCTTTGGCTTGGCTTGCTTGATGACAACATCGTTCACGTTTAGATCGTGAGCTGTGATGGTGTTGCCTTTGCTGTCTAGGTAAGTGCGTGGTGTTCCGTCCTGCTGCATGCTTGGACGAACCGAGAGAGCACCCTCAATCTCCACCCAAGTTCCATCAGTCCAATCACCTGGAACATTCATCCACAACGTGTAACGAGTCTTGAGGTCTTTCCCAAGCTTGTCGTTGTAAGTCGAAGTCCACAACGAAATAACCGAAGTGCTTCCCGATTTTGCTACCTGAACAGTGCCTGATAGTCGAATGATATCTGCCATTTTGTTTCCTTTACTTTTTATGATTTACCTATGCGATTTGCTTAAGTATATTTCTTTATTAAGTTCGTATTAAGTTCTTGTATATGTTTATACGACACTGATGTCGTCAGGTCTGGTCATAGATGTCGTCACCTTTGGTCACCAATGTCGTGGGGGTCGGTCATAGATGTCGTCACTTCGTGTTGGTGAACATGGCAAGAATCAGAGCACAAATCGGTCAAGAAATACAGGTTTGTGTACCAACCATCGCCACGCTTCCAAGAAGCTCGAACATCAGTTTCAATCTCACCCAAGTCGATAAGTTGCTGAATGGATCGTTGAACCTGGCGAACTGAAACACCAGCGTAAGCAGCCAAAGTCAACTGGCTCGGCCAGCAACCCTTAGAGCGGTCTTTGCCGGTGTGATAAGCGATACCCATGAGAACCAATTTGGCGGTTCCAGTGGCTCGTGAATGGACTAGAACGCTAGTCATGTCAACACTGGTCATGTGTTAGCCTTTCCTAAAGAGCCCGTTGTTGCGGCGGGTAGCAGTAACTAAGAGAGCCTTGGCCATTACTGCTGTGCCTCTGCTGTTTGTTCCTTTCCAGCAGGGGCATTCTTTTGTTTCTGGCTCAATTGTGAACCAAGAGTAAGAATTTGCTGGACGATAACAGGGTCAACTGCTGATTCTTTGGACTCGGTGTAAAGCTCACGCAATTCATCCAGGTTGTTTTCACTGAACGCTAACTGTGCTTGAGCAAGTAGGACACGTCCACGCTTCGACATTTCAGACGCAGAAGCACGTTTCTTAGATGGTGAGAGTTCGCCGCCTAAAAGTGATAACGCACGACCGGTTGCCGACGTGGTGCAGTTCTCGACTGCTGAAGTGGCGTTGATACCTTTTTCGGTAATTGGTTCCTGTGCAAAGTCGGTGGCGTCTGGAAGTTGCTGGTTGCCATTCTTCCAGACCGAACATTTGATGATGATTTCTTTTTCATCAGCTCGAACTAGATCGTTGAAGATACGACCGTCTGGGTATAGACGCCAGAAGATTTCGATTCGTTCCTGAACGGTTTGGTAATCGGCTAAATTGAATGCCATTTGTGTTCCTCTCGGTTGCGGTTACCAGGGGAAAAGAAAAGCAGTCAACAGAAGGGGGATGTTGACTGCTTCTCCCCATCGGAGTCTTGAGAACTCTAATGGTGACTATACACGATTACTTGGACGTTTTCTTTTCCGTGTCTGCTTTTACTTTTTGAATGCCAGTGTTGATTGCTTCGTCAAAGGCTTGGTCGGTTACTTCACCCTTGCCTGCGTACTCGAACAGGATGGCGACAGCAATAACCATGATGGCTCCAGTTGCACCGATGATGGCGGCGTCAAGTGGGCTCATGCCACCAACGGAACCTGCTGCAATGAATACGATTCCAGAACCGATTGCGAATGCTAAGACTCGCAGGGCTCGTTTTACATGCTTTTTCATAGACCTAATCTCTTCCATGTCTCTTCGTCGACAATGCCGGTAACGACAATGCCTTTTTTGGTTTGGTAGGCCTTGACAGCCTTTTCGGTTATTGGGCCAAAGTCTCCGTCAGCGGTTACCTTGAGCGCAGTCTGAAGCTTCTTCACACTTGCACCCTTGTCGCCTTTGTGTATGGCTTTGAACGTGGCTGGTGCTACAACTGCTGGTGTTTCTACCTTTGGGGCTTCTACGGGCGTTACAGGCTGTGCTGGGGCGTAATGCTCTGGCTTGAGTTCCATGTCGGTTTCAGCGTGAGCAGGTTCGGCTGCAACAACTGGTGGAACTGGTGCGGTTTCGGCTTCAGCAAACTTGAATGGAGTTCCCCAGCCAAGAATTACACCTTTACCGGTCTGCAACTTGGTTACCTTGCCCGGTGTTGGTTTGCCCTGATCTGCACCATAAGCAATCCACTGGCCGTTTTTGGCAACCGAGTGGAACATAGCAACGTGGTCGCAACCACCATCACCATTCCAGTCATAGATAACTGCGTCACCTGGTTGAGGTTTTCCCTTTTTCCAAGTGCCATTCTTTTTCATAAGGTCAACCATTTCGTGAACCCAAACATATTTGGTTACTTTGCCAGTAGCGCAGTAGCTGTAACCTGCAGCACAGTCATAAAGTTTTGGTCGCTTCTTTAGCCATGGCATGACGTTTCGGGCTTTCCCGACGTATGAGCGCATGGTTGCGAGTGCTTCGGCACGTGTTGGCATTATTTTCCTAACTGGTTGGTTATGACGATGTAAATGATTCCGCTGATACCAGACGACAAAAGACCGGTTAGCCAGGCACTCGACCAGCGAGCCTTTTCAAGCTCACGAATACGAGTTTCATGGTCTGCTACTGATTTGATGTCGGCTTTGATTTCTGCTATGTCTTGGACAAGTTGCAGAAGTAAAGCGGTTTGACTACTCGGTTTCTTCGTCGGTTCCATCAGTAATCTCTTCAATAACTAGATCGGTGACCTCGACGTTGCAAACACCACAAACGGTGAACTCAACATCCGACTGGAACTCGTGAGTAATGCCCTTCTGGTCACAACCATCGGTCTGGCATGTTGCTTTGATGTTTTTCATTGTTAACTTCCTGCTGCGGTTGATGATGTGGCTTGTACTGCACTCCAACGAATAGTTCGTGCTGTGGATGAGTTTCCGTAATAAAAAGCGTAAATAGTAAAGGCTGACGTTGATGTAACGTTTACATGAGCCGAAACAAGACCAGAACCTTGCGCTGAGTCACCAGCAACAAAAACATAAGGAGCAACTGTAAATCCAGTCAGCCCAGTAACGTTTGCTGAACCAGTTGACCAAGGTGAGGCACCGGTCATTGTCACGTTTACAGTGCCAATCTGTTGTTTGTAAAGCACACCGTCCATTACATTGGTGTTGAGTTGTGCAGCTGTAAGTGTGTTTCCTGCGGTGAATGTGTATCTACCTGACATTTACAGTCCTTTCCATAGTTGGTAGGTGGTTTGCCAGACGTCTGGCGTGATTGTGTGACTTGTTCCGACAACGGTGTGCTTGTAAATTGTTCCGCCGAGGTAGGTTGGGATTGTTTTTACTTCTTGGCCGTTGCGCCAATAGTACTTAGGGAAGAAGTAGTCGGTTCCGAAGAGACTGCGTGAGTTGTCGAACGTGATTGTTTGGTAAGTCTGAGCGGTCTTCACAGTTACTTCGGTTGGTTGAATTGCTGGAACAAGTTGCGAAATTTTGCTTGCAATAGTTGGCAAGAATGAAGTTGGCACATCAAGTTGTGCACTGTAAACAGTTTGATTGCTCAAGGTGTTGGCTGTGGTTGTTCCGTAAGACCATGATCCAGTTGTATTAGACAAATTGAATGCGGTTGGCACGTTTGCACCATCTTGAGAAACATTTAGGTTTGTCATCATCGTATAAGGGATAACTTCACCGGTGCCACTATTAGCGGAAATGGTGTAAGCGGTCAGTGCTCGGTTCACATCCCAAGTGCCACCATAGTTAGTGAAATAACCAGGAAGAAAAAGAGCTACTTCAGAAGACAAGTAATCAGCAATCCAGTCGCCAAAAGACTTTGATTCGGTAACGTTCGCTTCATAAACCGCACCGAGGAAGCCATAAAGCGCAAACGATAGGTAAGGGCTAATCTGGCCAGCGTCTCGAGCAGCAGTAAACGCTGAAGTAAGTTGCGCACCTTTACCAGTGGTTGTTGACTTAGCAATCGCTACTGGATAATTCATAGCAGCTGCAGCAACATCGGTGGCAGAAATTGACAAGTTGGTGACTTTACTCACCGGATCAACGTCAATACTCAAAGAGTCAATTTGACCAATAAAGAAAACAGTATTTGTACCAAAAGTTGGGTGACTGTTAGTAGCTTCATTCTTTAGCGTCAAAAAGACTTGTTTACCGTTATAAAGTTCGTTTACAGTCGTGGAATCCCAATCAACTAATTGTGCAGACAAACTCATTGTGCCAGGTTCAAAAGACGACAAAACACCCTGCATAGGTGCTTGGCCGTCTTGTAACTCAATGCCAGTAATGTCTAACGCCAATACTTGAACAGAACCTAGGTCAGTTACTCCACCAAGAACGTCAGCACCATCAAGTGCCGAAAAGTCAAGACGGAACTTCCCAGCAACAGGAACATAAGTCCACAATTGCCAGTCAGTCGGTAAATAGGTTCTCGACTTAGTTGCCATTAGCCACCGATTAGCCTACGCATAGTAGTTCCCTTTTTCTGCGCTTCACTCTTGAGCAAGCGAGAAATCTTGCCGTCAATCGGATCAACAGAAATGTAAACAGCAGGGCCAGCCATGTTAGGGCCAGTGCCCGAAGCAAGTTGTTGGCTAGTATTTGCGTAACCAAGACCGCCACGCATAGGGTTTAGAGCCATTCGACCATTAGGGTCTGCTAGAACGGCTCGTTGATTGCTCTCGCCATCGAGCAACTTAGCAACATCACCAACAAGACCAAGGAAATCACCAGCCAACTTAATCATGGCTTTAAGGTCATCCATCCAACCAGCAAAAGCCTTCTGGCCTTCAGGAGAAGCAAACCATTCACCAATTTCTTTTGCCTTAGCAGCAAAGTCTTGGATTGCTTTTTTGCCTTCTTCAGATTGGAACCAACCAACTAACTGATCAACCATTGGTAAAAATTGTTCACCAATAGCGTCACCCATTTGGCCAATAGCGTTAGATACCTTTTGCAAGCTAGAACCGCTGGCTGCACCAACACCCTTTACTTGCGATTCAATGTCTTTAAGAATGAAGTTCTGCGCCTTGTAAAGTTTTCCTTGCTTTATCCAAATTGCAAACTGCTCTTTTTGTTTTTTAGTGTAAGTAAAACCTTGTTTTTGCAATGCGCCGAGACCCTTTAGTGGATTAGCCAAGGCTTTTCCTAGAGTGTCTGCGTTACCTTCTACTGAACCAAAACCAGTTGCTGCCAAGTCAATAGCAGCTTGAGTTGTCCTATCAAAAATTCCACCAGCAGTTTTAGCTGATTTAGCAACCGCAGTATAAGTAAGAATTTTTGTCTGCGCTGCTTTGATTTCTTCAGCAGTATAACCAGTTGAAATTTCTTGCTGGTCAGCGAACTGTTTCAACCTGGCAGTAACGTTAGGTAGATTCTTGCCAAAAACATTTATTGTTTTAGCAACTTTATCTAAACGTTGATCAGCTCTTCTAGCTTCTTCAGCACCCTTTATCATGTTGCCGATAAAGTCCATTGACAGACTCACACCCAAGGCACCAAAACCTGCTTTGACACCATTAGCAATAGTCTTTACCGACTTGCCAAAGCCATCTAGTTGACGGGATGATTTTTTTAGGTTCTTTTCCCAGTTGGCCATGCCCAGAAGCATTTCGGCTTTGATTTGAAACGTCATACGTTCCTTTCTTCAACTGCGTTCATGAACGCCTTGTATTCACCCAAATCTAAACTCCAATAAACTTCTGGAGTCAGACCGGTAGCCAGACAAAATCTGGCCATGTTCTTTAGTCGGTTAGTTCTTTTGGGTCAACATCGTCAGACTCCACCATTTTTGAAGCTTCAGACATGTCAAGTTCTAGGCAATCTTCAAAAGTTACCGAGTCATCTTCACGCTTGGCGAAAATGTAAATCAGAGCTGCAAGTCGGCGACCAGTAATGCCACGCTGTGGTAAATCAAATAGTTGACAACCAGATAGATTTTCAAAAGTTTCCTGCTCGGACAACTTCATTTTTTCAATGTCTACCTTGATGTTTAGTTTTTTTATACTCATTGGTTTGCTTTCCTTTCAGCTTTGTTTACCAATTTTTGTAATTCAGTGATGTAGGTATTTAGAACGTATTGCCTAGTTCTTCTGATACCCATTTGCATAAAGTATTGTCCATCTACGCCTTTTCGTTTAGATCCGAAGTTTTGTAGACCGGCATACTTAGCGGTTGTGTTGTTACCTATAACGATAACAACCTTTGTGCCTAGTTTCTTGGCTTTCACAGTGCTCAAAAGTTTTCCTGAGCGTTTGTGCGGAACCATAATGCCTTTGATTGCATTGGCAGTAATAGTTCCAGCCTTGAAACTGGCTTGGCCCATTTCTTGTTTGGAAACACCCAGTTCGATAAGGGCCGCCTGAATTTGTTTCAGGTTGGGAATCCTTATCGAATCTGAGGATTTACCAGAAGCCATAGGTTAGGCGACAGCCTTAGTGATTCCGTAGAACAAGTTAGCTGCAACATCTAGACCGGTGTTCTTAACACGTAGAGTAACCGAGAAGGCAACTTCTTCGTTCGATACAAGGGTCATCGGTGGCAGTTCGTTGATGATTACGGTGCCGGTGTACTTAGGGTTGTTTGCGCCAACAGTGCCACCGCCAGGGATAACTTCAAAAGTTACTTCTGAACCGAAGTTAGTCCATAGGTAGTTGTATAGCGAAGCAGAAGCAGGACTTACGAAGCCATCGAGCTTTAGGCTCCACTCGCCTGATGGTCGAACTTCACTGAAGCTCTGCACTGCACCTGGTGCGTCACCAAGAGTCAGTTCAACACCGTTGAGTTCTGGAACGTAAGAAGAAGAAGCAATCTTGAAAACAATGTTTCTAGCAGTGATTCTAGGAGTAGCAATAGCCATTTTATGTCCTTAGAGGGTTATGCGGAGATCCACAGCCAAATTGGTTGCAAGATACTCTGCGTTGTTTGTTTGTAAAGCGTATGGTTGGCCAACACTGCTAATGCGAGCATAGGCTGGGTGTCCGTTGAGAATAGTCTCCACTGCTTTGTCAAGTAGTTCAGAAGCCTTAGCGTTTACAGCAGTTGCTGCAATCACCATAACGTCTAAACGCATTGTCCATGAACCGTCAACAGTTACCGGCTCAAGGTAAGGGCTACCAGGGGATAAAACGACGACCGGTGGAACGATACGCTCTGGAATAAATGAAGATACACGCAAACCAAGAGCTTGTAACGCCAAAGCGTACTCGGCTCGTGACGCAGTAATCTCATTTACAGCCATTTAGACTCCGTAGGACGTATAAGGTCGCAGAAGTTCACGTGCGGCGTTCATAGGGTCTTTGGCGGCTCGTACAGGGTTGCCATCCATAGAAGCGAACTGGGTGACACCCTGTGGCGAATTGCGTCGGTGAAAAATCTCACTAGCGCACATAAATACTGCTTGAATGTGAACCTGAGTTGGAACTTCAGCTTCTCCCTGGAACTGGTCGACCAAGTGATGGCCTGCAGTTAGACAAGAAGAAGTGAAGTCGCCAACATCATCAGTGCCGACATACTCGGCAAAGTTCGCAACAGTAATTGTTTCAGCCACAGGGTATCCCAGAACCTACTAAGCGGTTACGTCTAGCTTGACGATTGCTGCTTCAAAAGGAACAGTGATCGCTGCGAAACCGTATAGCGACAAGGTGTCGGTAAGGGTCGAAACGTCAGAGTCGCTTAGGCGAGTACC